AATTGGTCCAGTGCCATAGGTTCTCCTGTTGTCCGGACGGAGCATTCTGTGCGTAGGTAATGCATGTGATGCGAGCAGGGTCAGGATGCAGTGGCAGGGGATGTCAGGCGAGCGGCGGCCAGTGTATCCGGCGTGGATACACTGGAGCGGCGATGACAAGGGGTTGATGAGCGGTAGTGACGACACACCCCGCCGGGGCGGGGTGGGGTCAGTTGGTCAGATGATGGGGGCCGGCTTCGGTGGCCACTCAATGGGCTGCTGGGTGAGATCGAGGCGACTGAGCTGCACCCGATATTGGCGCCAGGCGGCATAGGCCGCTTGCTCCTCCGGCGTCGCCATGCCCAGCTCCACGGCATCGGTCAGGATAGCGATCTGCTGATTTGCCTCGCCCATCAACATGTTGCGCTGCGCTTCGGCTTGCTGCAGTTGCCATGTTTGCTCGGCCTCGATGTCCATGACCCAGACGTCGTGCTCTTCGTCCCATACATCAAATGCGGACCCCGGTTGCAGCAAGGTGAGTTCAGACGGTAGCTCACCGGGCTCCGTGACCGCGACCGGCCGGCAGTCTTTCTTGTCATAGGCCGTTTGGCCGCGATGATCCTCGACTAATGCCCACGCATCGCCATGACGGAGGATGGCCTTGCCCGGTTGTGGTGCTGGCGGCTCATCGAGAAATGCACCGGCAGGAAGGCCTGTGCCAGCCGACACCCACACATCCATCTGCCCCATGCATTCACTGTTTTCTGTATTGGCCCAGTACGCCTGCGCCCAGCCCTCTGTCTCTGCCCAGCCATCTTGGCCCCATGTTACGCGCGGTTCGTTCATCATGCGGCCCTTACGATGTAGTTAAATGCGATGTTGCGGGGGCGGGTCTCGGTTCCGCCCGGATTTTGGAAGGCGGGTAATACCCCTCCTGCTGGCTGGTTGATTCCTGATGTGTAAATTGGATTGACGTTATTTGTAGTGCCAAAAACATTACCGCTACCCGTAGAACCTCCAGAGCCTAAGAAATTGTGTTCATGGGTTTTGAAATTATCGGCCTGAAAACTGAGCAATGTTCGTCCCGTATCCACCCCCCGCCCGTTATCCCAGCCTCGCGGGAATTCACCCCGCATATCGAACGGGATCACTCCATTCGGCCAGAGTGCGCCCAGCTTGGGATACGCAGCTTTGTCGAAGGATTGTCCCTGAGCGATCAGGAATCTGCTGCTTGGCGGGGTGGCCGCCACCCATGGGATGGGCACGCCGATGGGGGTCACGATATCGAGTAAAGCCTCCATAGCCGCTTTCATTTCCTTGGGGGCGACGGCAACCGAATCCAGCATCCCAGCCACTGCTTCAGCTTGTGTCGCCAGCCTCAGCAGCCCTTTCTCAGCCTGGTTTCCCGCTGGGTGCTCCCTGCTATCCTTGTGAGCCTTCATCACATCATCGACATACTTGCGGGTGGCCAGCACCACGGCCGGGTCAATCTTGAGCTCGACCGCACTGGTGTCGCTGACAATCAGCACCATCCGGATCACCTGGGTGCGGCCGGCACCACTGCTGAGCAGTGGCTTGTACGTTTCTGGGGTGTTGGCGATAGCGATCAGGGTGCCGGCCTCATCGAACAGCCCCGCTTCTCTGATCCACCATCCGCCCACATCCTCCGGCAGGATCTGCTCGGCCACCAGTTGTGCCGGGTTGAGCGGGTCTTGAAACAGGGTATTGAGGGGGGCGCGGCGTTTTTCCCTGACCAGCGCAGTCTGTGCCTGGTTGGGGGTGACTGGTTGGTCGTTGCCGTCGCCCACCGCCATATGGGTGATTTTCAGCGGCACGCCTAGCGCGATGGCGTTGGTGATTTTGGCCTGCCCCGCGTTGGTGGGGATGGCGAAATAGATGGCGCTCATTAATGGGCACCTCCTGTCGGTTGCGGTTGAATGGTCATGGTGTCGATGGTGTGGGTGATACCGCCGTGCCATTGCTGGCCACGGATCTCGATGGCGTCAGGGCTGTACGGGTAGATGGTCAGCTCATCTCCCAGGTAGCAGGCAGCCCCCAGATAGAGCGGGCCGCGTGTTTCCATGCTGATGGCAAGGCCGGTCAGGTGGCGGGTCATGGGCTTGGCGTCGGCGATCAGCCGTTCCAGCTCCTGGTACATGGTCTCGGTGATGCCGGTGTCGAGCACGCCGATGTCGAGCTTGAAGGTGCCCGGGGCGGCGTTCGGGTTTTCTTGCCACCATTCCAGCACCCGGATCAGGTAGCCCAGTGGCTCGACCACCCGGCGAATGGCGCCGATGGTGCCTTTGTGGCTGTGCACAAAGTAGCTATTGGCGATGACCTGGCGTTTGGTGGCCTCTGGCCATTTGTCATCCCAGCGATCGACGCTCCAGCTGGCGGCCAGATAGGGCAGCAGGTGGGTTGGGCAGGTCCAGGGTGACCAGAGTGAGCGAAACGGGAGCGGCAACTGCATGGCCTGCTCCCCGGTGGTGGCCAGGTTGCGCTCGGTGCGGCTGGTGCTGGGCGGCAGCAGGGTGCTCATGGTGCCCGCTCCACGGTGAAGCCGGTGCAGTAGGCGGCCTGGGTGGGGCTGGGGGTGATGTCTGCCCAGCCGATCAGGTCAACCTTGCTCACCCCCTGCACGTGCAGAGCGGCGTCGATGGCAGAGCGCGGCACCTCGACCCCGATGCGCCGGCGCGGGTTGATGAAGGTGGCGAGCTTGTCGCTGGCGGCCTGCAGGATCACGTCGCCCTCTGCGCCCTGGCTGCTGACGTGCAGTCGCGCGGTGATGGTGTAATGAAGGATGACGGCACTCTGCACGGTGAGCCGGTCAGCGACCGGGCGGCGGTCTTCGTGGCTCAGCGCCTGGGTCACCTTGGCAATCAGCGCCGCGTCGGCGGTGCCGTCCCCCTCGGTGCTGATGATGGTGACCAGCGCCTCGGCAGGGGCGGGGCTGGAGCCTTTGGCATCGGCCACCTTGCCATCGGCCGAGAGGGCGAAAAACTCATAGGCCCCTGTCGGGCCCGCGACGCTGAGGCCATCCCACGCCATCAGGGCGCGCAGGATCAGGGCGTCGTCATCTTCCTTGATTTCTGGCACCGGCGGGGTGGCGGTGGGGTCACCCGGCTGGATGATGAGCCGCTGCACATTCCAGTTGGCCACCAGGTTGTCAAGATCGCTCCCCTTGGCCCACGCCAGCATGTTGGCGACGGCGGCATCGTTGATGCGTTGACGCAAGATGAGTTCGCGATAGGCATTCTCTTGCAGCAGCTTGGTGATGGGCTCCGATTCGAGCGCCAGCGTGGCAGTGATGGCCTGCTGCTGGTCTGCCGGATAGAGGCTGATGAGATACGCCTGGCGCTCGGCCAGGATGGTCTCGAAGTCCAGCAGCTCGACCACGTCTGGCTGCGGCAGTTGGGAGAGGGTGATGGTGCTCACTGGGCGGCTCCGGTTGGGATGGTGATGCTGGCGGATTCCTGGGCGCCGCCATCTTTGCGCTGCCAGCTGAGTTCAACGGTGAGAGCACCATCCATGCCGCCGCCCAGAACTTCGACCCTGGTGATGGTGATGCGCGGCTCCCAGTTGATGATGGCCTGCACGGTGGCGGCCATCAGGCGCAGGCGGGTGGCCTGATGCTTGGGCTGGTCGATGAGGTAAAACAGCTCGCTGCCGTAGTCGCGGCGCATCACGCGGGAACCCACCGGGGTGATGAGGATGTCGCGCACCGACTGGATGATGTGGTCGGTGGCGCTGATGGCGCGCCCGGTGGCGGCGTTCATGCCGAGCCAGTTCATACCGGGCCCCCTGATGTGCCGTCGCCTGGCTGAACTTTTTTATGGCCGTGGGTGGTGACTTCGACATCGCCGATCTTGGCAGTTGGGGCGGTGATCTTGCCGCCCGCGCTGATGGTGGTACCTACCTTGAGCGCCTTGGTGCATTCGACCAGCGGGGTGATCAGCTTGACGGTGACGGATGCCTCGATATTGGCTGACTTGATGCCGGTGGCATTGAGTGCCCCGGTTGCCGGGTTGTATTCGATCACCGCGCCATCGGCGTATTCGGTGCGGTCGAGATCCGGATTGTCATCCTCGTCCAGCGGCTCGGGGAACTGGTCAGCATTGAGGCGACCGACGATATAGGCATTGCGCAGATCGCCGCTGACCGAGAGCAAAATCACCTGCTCGCCCAGGCTCAGGCGGTGGCGGGTACGGTTAGCCC